TTGACGCTCCATTGCCCGGTGCTAATCCTGAGGTGCCTGATCTGGGCACGGGTATGGCTGGAGTGGTTATGGCAGGAGGGGGGAGGGCACTACCGCCCGGTATACGCCCACCCGTACCTCAGGTCCGTCCCGGCTCCCGCATCAAACCTAAAGCAGACGTTAAGTTTGTAGGTCCGCTCAGGGAGAAGGTAGAGGGCAACCTGTTTAGGGAAACAAACATAGAAAGGTTACAGGACTTCATTCCCGGTTCAGGCAAGATAGTTCAAACGCAGTTCGACAATGTTTCCATGTCTACAAGCAGGAATCTTGCTCTTGGACAGGGCAAGAACAAGGGCGTGATCATGGAGCTAGACCCAGCACCATTGCAAGGCAAGGTGAGAAGGGATAGGCCCAGTGCAGAGTTTTTGCTACAACAAGGTGAGGGCGAACTGATTGGCCATCACAATATGCAGAAGGACTATCAGAGGGCTCTTCGTTCCTTCACGATTCAGAAAGATGCCAAGGCAGACAAGGTTAACAGGGTTAGGTTTGGTCGGCTCTTGCCCCAGTTGGTCAAGAAGGGTTGGACTAAGACCGAGAATAATGATGGGTCCGTAACATACACAAGACCGACAGATGAGTTTAATCTGAGGGGGATTAACGAGAAACGATGAGTAGGATCCAGTTCCACGGTCCACAGCAAGCATTCTTTGAGGCCGGCCCACAGCCCACACTGTTCCTCGGAGGCGTAGGCTCGGGCAAAACCCATGTGGGCATTCTAAAGCTCCTATACCTGTTGGACATGTATCCCGGCTCTCGGGGCTGCATCATCCGCCAGCGCTTCAGCCAGCTCAAGAAGACCACTGCAGCAACACTGCGTAAGCTGTTGCCTCAGGGCAAGGTGGCTGGCCGAAACAATAACGAAGGCTACATCCAGCTCACTAACGGCTCCGAGTTGCTGCTCATGCACTTGGACAAGGCCGACTCCCTGGACAACCTGAAGTCCCTAGAATTGAACTTCGCCTACATCGACCAAGTTGAGGACGTAAGCGCAGAAGCATGGGACACCCTGCAAGAGCGGCTTGGCCGTTGGACGGGCGCCTTGAAGCGCGGCGGCTATCCCGCCGACTGGCCACACATCACAGAAGCAGGGGAGTACATCCCGCCTCCATACCTGTTCGCCTCCGCCTATTCCCCCGGCTATGAGAACTGGCTGACCGCGCGCTTCTGGGAGGACGGGTCGGAGCGCGAAAAGTATCGCGAAGAGGGCTACACATACCTTGTCGGTTCCACCCGCGAAAACCCTAACCTGACTAAGGGGTATGTGGCCGGCCGACTACGCATGGGGGCCGAATACGTAGAGAGGTATGTAGACGCCACATCGTGGGGCGCGAATGAAGGGCGCATCTTCGACCTCGACTCAAGCTCCATAGTGGAGGCCACGGTAGAACTGATGTCGCGCATCTTGAATCAGATGCGGATCCACAGAGTGCTGGACCCTGGAGACTTCAGCCCTACGGCCTGCCTATGGTACGCCACAGACTATGACGGCAACGTGTTCTTCTATCGCGAGTACATGAAGGAGAACCTACTCGTCAGCCAGCACCGCTTGAACATATACGAGATGTCCAAGCTGGACACCCCTGGCGACGATGCTCCGCCTCTCTACTATTCCAACGTCTCAGACCCTGTCATCGACAACAAGACTCGTGGCCGCACAGCGCTCAAGGGGCCACAGTTCAGCGTCCAAGACGAGTGGAATGACAAGAAGATTCAGGACCCTCGCACGGCCATATACTGGCGCAAGGCCCTCAACGACGAGTCCATGACTATCACCCGCTTGCGTGAACATCTGCGCGTAGACCCCCTGCATCGCAACCCCATCACAGGGGAAATGGGAGCGCCGCGTATATACTTCCTAAAGCGGGCCACCAACCACAAGACAGGTATACACGAAACTCTGACAGACATTCGTGCGGCCCGCCGTATTGAGGTTGGAGTGAACTCGGACGGAACCAAGCGCTATGGCGACGAAAGAGACGAAGACGTCAGAGATCATCTATTGGATTGCGTGCGCTACGCTATTGGCCTACGGCCTTCTATTCCTATAAAGGCGGAGCGCCCAGTGACCAAGCCCGGAGAGGTGTCCTGGGATATGTATGCAAAGTACACAGACGAGGTCGAGGAGCGGAAGGAAATAGAGCATTCCAAGAATTTCCCTGGCCATAACGCTTATGGGCAATAGTGGCTGTATCCTTAACTAAGAGGAGGATGTTATGGAGTTGACAGAGTTCTTTAAGCACCTTAGTAAGTATCAGGATCGGACGCGCCAATCTGCGCCGCAATGGCAAAACACTTCATCTGCGGATAGCAGCTTTGGTGAGCGTGTGAACATCATGCTTTCTATGGACTTGATTGAACGTATCGAGAAGATTGAAGCAGTCCTTTTCGCGGACGGCGCCCCGGAACATGAGGGCGAGGCCAAGAAGAAGGGCGTCAAATTCTGGTAAGGAGTAACGGTGCCAAGGAAGCCTGACATAGAAAGTATCAGGACGTGGCGCAAGCGGATCGACGCAGCGGAGGAGTTGCACAAGTCCTGGGACAAGAAGTGCAGGGTTCAGGACTGCTATGACTATTGGGCCGGCGACCAGCTTCAGCGCGCTTACGATGAGTTCGGGCAGCGCAGAGCCCAAGTCAACAAGATCCACGCCTCAGTCCAGAACACCATCCCTTCCCTGTATTTCTACCGCCCCTATGTACGCATAGAAGCGGCGCCAGAGAAGGCCGACGATCCGAAGACCAGAATCCAAGAGCGTACCGACCTGCTTCAGGATACGGTCAACCATCTAGTCCGCAACCCAGAGACGCAGTTCCGCCCAGCAACCTTCCTTGCCCTCAAAGAGGCGCAGTGGGCTATGGGTGTAGTAGAGGTGGGATACTCGGCCAAGTTCGTAGAAGCCCCCATGGCTGAGCGCCCTGAGTTGAAGGAGAAGAAGGATACTGTCGTCAACGCCAAAGCTCCTGATACAGATGAGCCGCCAACAGTAGATCAGGATGGCTTGTCTATCGGCCCAGACTCGGAACTGGAAGCCATGCAAGCAGAGGTAAGGCGGCTCCAGGGCCAGATCGAACATGAGCGCTTCTATGTAAAGCACATTCCGGCTAAGCAACTGCTGGTCTCTGTCTCCGACAAGCCCACAGCCGACGAGAACGACTGGATCGGGTACTGGGAGGAGATGCCGCTTCAGGACGTGAAGAAGACCTCGGCCTATAAGAACACAAAGAACCTCAAGGCGGGCTTCGGCACAGACAAGGACCGGGCACAGCAGGAGAAGTATAAGGACATGACAGGCGAGACGGAGACTGTGCGCCTGATCAAGATCTGGAACCTCCGCACCATGGAACGGTTCGTCATGGCCGACAACCATGACCACTACCTGCTCCGGGCCACATTTCAACGCAACCCGCTAAAGACCCTGCGTTTCGACGTAGACCCGTATCACTTCTATCCGCGCCCGCCCATCCTGCCCAAGCTAGGCTCTCAGGACGAGTACAACCAGAGCCGAGAATACCTGCGCCAGATTCGCATTGGCACAGTGCCGCGCTACACCTATGACGAGGACGCCGTATCAGCGCAGGACATGAAGAAGCTGGAGCGGGGTGCTATCGGCGCGTACATCAAGCGCAGGGAGGGCAGCGTTGATCCGATCACCCCGATTAACCAGCCCTCGTTCAGCGAGAACGCTATCCAGACCTTGACCCTGTCCGATAAGGAGTTCGAGGATGTAGGTGGCACAGGCGGTAGCGCGAAGGTCAGCCAAGAGGCTTCGGCCACACAGGCCAAGATCGCTAACACCAAACTCCAAGTGCAGGACAGCTTTGAGCGCGGCATCGTAGCGGACTGGTTGGCAGAGATAGCCCAGGAGTTGCTCAGTCTCGCCATAGAGAACATGAACATACAGCAGTGGATCGCAGTTAATGTGACCCCAGACTCTATGTTTGCGGGCGAGATCGCGCAGGGTATTCAGCAGGACTTTGAAGCTATCAACGCAGACAAGCTGACAGAAGAGTCTACGGGACTGCGATGGAATGTCAGCATTGACATAGAGTCCCTCAGCCCAGTGTCGGAAGAGGAAAAGTTCCAGAAGTGGATGGTGGGCCTACAACTCATGGCCAACCCGGACATGGCCATGCTCTTCGCCGCATCGCCAGAGCTTCTCCGCCATACCCTGGATCTGCTTGGCCTCAAGGCGGCTCGCGATCAAGACCTCATCCTCGAAGCTATGAAGGCCAAGGTGAACATCCAGATGCAGCAGGCTCAGGCCGGCCAGCAGCCAGGACCAGGAATCTCAGGGCAGCCTGAGGTAAATCCCACTCCGCAGACGGCTAGCGGCGGTGGCCCACAACCCGCTAGTCAATAGGAGATAGTGATGAACAAAGCACCCTTCACCGTTACAGCCGCAAACCTGAATCTGGCTGACACCGCAGATCAGGTGCTGTACTCATTTCCCGCAGATTCAAACCTTGTGCGTATTCCTAGAATCCTTCTGATCAATAGGCAGCCCGGAACAGCCTACTCGATCACCTCCTTCCGCCAGCAGTGGGATAGGCAGAAGGACTTCGGAGACATGGGCGATTTTGACGATGATCGCCTGGAGTTCAATGCTGAGCATCAAGACCTTCTGATGGTCTACATTGGCCGCACGCGCGAGAACGATAGTACAGAGCGCAAGGACGATCCGCTCTTCTATATCCCTGTCAACGACCTCGGCCTGACTCGGACCACGCAAAAGGGCCTTGCTGTTCTGCCGCAGTCTGAAGGCATGGTATTCAATACAGATATGACCAGCCTGATTCTTCGCACTAACGGCTGTGGTATCGCCAGCGGCACTGGCAACATTCAGGGCGAGCTTCTATGGGATGAGTACCCGGTAATCTGGTAATGTCCAATCACGATGGCGGTACAGTAATGGTAACCAACTCTCTAGTACCCCTAGACGAGACAGTGCAGGGCTATCGCCATCTGACTCTCCGCAGTGCGCCTAACAACGGCATCATCTACTTCGGTAAAGATACTAACAACATCACTGGCTATCTGGAGGCTGGAGAGTCCAAGGACTTCTGGAACATTCGCCCTGACCATATCTACATCATAGGAACACCGGGCGATCTAGTGTACTGGGACGGAGACATCGTATGAGCGGCTATGATGGCAGGAACAACCGTGCTAGCGATCCAACCCTTGATATTGCCCGTGGAAATTATCCGAGCATTACGAGCGTTAACAAGTTCGGCAAGAACGCTAACTGTGATAACGGTACTGCTACAGACATCTGGGACCTTGTCTCACAGCCCATCTGGCTCGCCCCTACAGCAGCACGCATCCATGCCATAGTCTCTTCTAGCGATGTAGACTCCGCAGACGGTGGCGAAAACGAAGCAGGTAACGGCGCTCAGACTATAAGAGTGTATGGTCTGAAAACATGGGATAGTGCAGAAACAAGCGAAGTAGTTACTCTGGATGGTACTACTGCTGTCAACACTCAGAACTCTTACGTAATCATCCACCGTATGAAGATCCTGACTACCGGCGGTGATGCGGCAGCTACTGGCATCATCAAGGCCACTGCGGCCTCCGACGCTACTATCACTGCTGAGATTGTCATTGGCGCAAACCAGACCCTGATGGCTGTATACGGTGTACCCAGGGGCAAGACGGCCTACGTGACTAATTACTACTTCCACATGCTGAAGGCCAGTCTGGCCGCTACAAACGCAGTAGCGGACTGCTCTGTTCTGGTGAACGAAGCGCCGGATGTGAATCCAGTATTGTTCCTGACGAAGCACACAGGTAGTCTCTCTTTGCTTGGCACCACAGGCTTCCAACATCATTGGAATCCATACAACGGTTTCGCGGGACCTTGCATCATCAAGTCGCAAGTAACGACAGGCACAGACGACTTGGAGATCTCTTCGGGCTTTGACATTATTCTGGCTGACGATTAGGAGGAGTTGTGAAGTGTACTGAGTGTGGGGAAGCGGGCCATCCATGGTGGGATCACGGCCCTGTGAAGAACTTTGGCGAAGAGCCCATGGAGCCCTATAACGACTGGAACATTACTCCAGAGC